GTTTCTTGAGCTGGTTATATCCATGATTATCTTTCACTTGGTGTTAGACAACTAGATATACCTCTTAAGGTAATTTTAAAGGCCTCTAATTCCTTATTTCTACTTAATATGATTAATATCATAGAGAGTATAACAAGGAATCAGGGGTTTTATGTTTTATATGAATTGACTGGTCTTAAAAGTTTATTTTATAAATGAACTTTAGAAGATTTGGCAAAACATCATAAACCTGATAACCCGGTCGTTGGTTCTAAGATTAGTCTTAGTCCCATTGGCCAGTTATCTATAAAAAAGGAGGCTGCAGGTAAGTTAAGAGTGTTTGCTATGGTGGATGTGTGGACTCAGTCTGCATTGAAACCATTGCATTCATATCTCTTTTCTTTCCTGAAATCATTACCAAATGATGGTACTTTTGATCAACAAGCATCTGTTAAAAGATGTATGGAGAAATCATTAGTATCTAAAAAGTCATTTGGATATGATTTGTCTGCGGCCACTGATCGTTTACCAATAGACTTACAAGTGTCAGTTCTTTCTTCATTTTTTGATAAAGAATTTGCTGATGCTTGGAAGAAATTATTGGTCGGTCGTGCTTATATCTTACCAGATATGGACGACAAATCCATAGCTCATGTTCTCAGATACTCCGTTGGGCAACCAATGGGGGCTTTGAGTTCTTGGGCTATGCTTGCCGTAACCCATCACTTATTAGTTCAATTAGCAGCTCAAAGAGCTGGTATGCGAATACCAGGTCATTGGTATGATAATTATGAACTATTAGGTGATGACATTAACTTATTCGATGGATCTGTTGCAGCACAATATCTTCTTTTAATGGAAGAAATTGGTGTTCCAATAAATTTATCGAAAAGTGTTGTAGCTACTAATGCAAGTTTTGAATTTGCAAAAGTAACGGGTCATTGTGGTCAGAATGTTAGCGCGATTTCTTGGAAGATGTTTTTATCTCAGAATACCCTTATGGGGCGTGTCAATATTCTTTATTCTTTATTGAATAAAGATATTCGTACACCTCGTATGGGGGCCTGAATTAATAACGTTATTAGTCAAACTTGATTTGATAAAGGAAACGTAACTTTCAGTTATGTTGCTTTATTATCCATGTTTGCTAAGGCCAAGAAATTGTCTTATCAGGATTTTGTCGCATCTTTAATTTTTAA